CTGGTAGTGGTCTAGCACAGATTGATCAGCTGAAAGCTATGGGACTTAGAATACAAGGATTCAATTTTACAGTCGGAAGCAAAGTAGATTTATTTTCAAACCTAAGATTAATGATGGAGACAGGAAGTATTGAGTTGCCACACGTAGAAAAATTAAAAGCACAACTAATATCATTTACACAGGAAACCTCTCCAACTGGTAAGATGTTATTACACGCACCTTCGGGAATGCATGATGACTATGTAGATTCACTAGCATTAGCTGCGTATAATCTCAAAAGAGGGGCGTTTAGTAGCTTTTTTGCCCGTCCAGTTAAAAAGATTTAATAATGAAGAGGTATTTAATAACTATATTCATATTCAATGGCATCAATCGCTGAACGTTTCAAAAACTTATTTGTACAAGAAGCCGGTAAAGGTAAAGTATCCGCAGTCAGAGGTTTCTTCAGCAGCTATGGACAAGACTATGCACTTACTAAAAACTACGCTACTTACGAAAGAATATATAAGGAAGTTCCATTGGTCCAGGCAGCAATCAACTATACATCAGACCTTACAGTTGGTGTGGGCTACGAACTTATTAGTGAAGACCCAAGAGAGAAACAAAAAGTATCTGAGTTTTTAGACTCAGTTAATTTTCACGTATTAGCACATCAAATCGCAAAACAATTATTAGTATACGGTAATTCATTCGTTGAATTAATCCGTGTGGGTGACCAATTAGTAGATATCAAAATGTTACACCCAAAAACTATGTCAGTGGAATTGTCGAAAGACGGAACGGGAGAGGTTGTAGGCTATAAACAAAAAGTATCAGTATCAAATTCAATTGACTTTACTCCTAATGAGATTGCTCATTTTTATATGAATGTGGTTGATGACTCGGCTGTAGGCACATCTGCTATCGAATGTATTAGAAGTGTTCTAGGTATTAAGTTACAAATGGAACAAGATTTAAAATTAATTTCTCATAGATATGCAGCACCTCAGGTTCACTACAAATTAGGTAGTAGTGACGAACCGGCAACCCTATCACAAATAGACGACTTTGAAAATCAATTGAACGATCATAATCCAGAAATGGATTTAATAACAAACTATAACATCAACGCAGATGTATTACGACCTCTCGGTACTAAGATCGGTGTCGAAGAATTTATGAAGCACATTGAACAACAAGTAGTCGCAGGATTACAAGTGCCTGAAGTAGCATTAGGTCTAGGACAAAACATTACCGAAGCTACAGCTAAAGTTCAAGTAGCAATTTTTGATAGACGTGTTAAATCAATCCAAGAAGTTCTTACCGCACAAATTAACACAAAGATTATTGACCAAATAACAAGCAGACCTGGAATGGTTGTTTGTGAATTTGGTGAGTTCAGCAAAGAAGATGAAGATGTCAAAGTAAATAGATTACTTAGACTAAAAGCAGCTGGAGTAGTTAATGCTCAATACGTAGCACAACATTTGGGAATTGATCCTAAATTTATTCCTGATGAGGTAGACCCAAAAGGCGTAAGCCAAGATATAAAAGGTCTAGACGATTCAAAGACTAACGTATCTCCAAGAAAACAACCTTTGAAAGAAGGTTTCTATTATGTGAATAAAGATGGCGAGTTGGAGGCACAATGGTAGTACCGTTTAAGATTGTAAGAAATCCTTACGACAGAAACAAGTATCAACCAGTATATGCCGGGGACGATGCCGATGTATTATTCAAGACTTCACATACAGCGAGATTACAACCAGTTGGATTAGGAGAACCAGGAAAAACAGATGGACAACAATGGGTCAATAACAAATTCTCTACAAAACAAAATAACACTAATCAAACTTATACTATTGTTAATGCTTTAGACTTAGGTCAAAAGCCAGAGAGTTCTAGAATAAATACTCGAAGAAGTATGTACAATTATTAAAATGGACAGCACAGAAAAACATCACGCACTCAAACTTATCTACGACCACTTAAAAAACACAAACCCAATCTATGAAGGTTGGCAGTTTGGAAAACCAGAAGGTCTTAATTATTACATGGAAATAAGCATTGATAATAAAACATATAGATTCCGTGGAACTAACATCGATCCCGATGATAAAAGATTACCTACAATAGATGCAGACATTGAAGCTATTTTAGAAACAATGTCTGTACCTTCTGATATTAAAAAAATTCTAAGAGACGATGGCGACACAGGCTGTTAAGAATTACACTTTTAAATAACAAAACCCATACCTTTTTATGCCAGTCGATTTTGACCGTTGCGTAGCAGATGTAACTAAACAGCAGATTAAGAAAGGTAAGTCAGCGAAAGCTGCACGTTCTAGTGCGTTTGGTATTTGTACCGCACAATTCAAGAAAGCTGGTAAAAGGTATAAAGAAATGGAAAATACGAAATTAAATTTCGTTGTACCTATTGTCGAACTATTACAACAGAAAGATGATGATAAACTCGATAATGTTATGCGGATCGAGGGTGTAGCAATCGAAGAAACTACTTCCCGTAACAACGTTACATATAAAGTAGATGAACTCGAAATGGCTGCAGACACGCTAGTTGGAGCACCTCTTCTGAAAGATCACAACAACACAGTTGATGGGATTGTAGGAAAAGTAACAGAAGCTTACATGGACGGAAAGCAATTGAAGTTCAAAGCAGAAGTTATGGACGATAGCATGAAAGAGAAAATCAGAAATGGTTTAATCAAAAATGTTTCTGTAGGTTCCAAATTAAAGGAACTACAAAAAGTAGTAGAAGATGAAGTTACTAAATTCGTAGCTAGAGGAATTGAGTTCTTAGAATTATCCTTGGTAGCAGTACCAGGTGTGAAGGGAGCAACATTCTCTCAATCAGTTACGGAAGCCTTCGATGCATTCGAAGTAGAGGAACGAAATAAAATGGAAAATAAATTAAAAGCAATAGAAGAAAAATTGGCTTTACTTTTAGCTAAAGAATCAGAAGAAGAAGTTCTTGAAGAAGAACCTGAAGCTGAACCTGAAGCAGAAGCAGAAGCTGAAGACAACTCAGAAGAATTGGAAGAAAAATTTTCAGCAGTTAACAAAGAAATGTCTGAATTAAAAACAGCATTACTTGAAGTAACTAAAGAATTAGTTTCCAGAAAATCTGTAGTTTCAGAAAATACAAACGTTGGTCCAGAATACGCTAAAGGAGACTTAGTTTCCGAAAGAGGTAATTACTGGCAAGAATGGGATATGTCCTACTGGAAGGAAAAACACCCATTAGCAAAATTAAATTAGATAAAAAATGGCAAGTTCACAAATGATAAATATGCCTGGAACAACCTTCCACGCTGTAGCGTCAGGTGCAGTTACTGCTGGTGACTTATTAAAGTCAGCATCAGGAGACGACAAAATGACAGCTATCAGCCAAGCAGGTTATGTACCAGCAGAAGTAAAAGTATCAACTGCAACAAACGCAGATGATTTGATAATAGTGGGAATCGCCCTTACAGACGCAGCAGACGGAGAAACATTATCCGTTGCAACTTCCGGAGTATTCATTTTGGAATCAGGTGCAGCAGTTACAGCTGGGCACGTAGTAGCATCAGAAACTACAGCTCAAAAAGTTGAAGACTCAACCTTATTCACAAAGGTAATCGGAACAGCATTAACAGGTGCATCAGCAGCAGACAAATACGTGTTAGTGAAATTAAATCTATAGGAGAGTAAAGGAAAATGAATAAATATATTAAGGAAAGTGGAATTTTATCCACAGGCAGTACATCTACAGGTTCTAACGTTTTAGCTCCTACAATGGTGTATAGAACTCTTCAAGAAGCAGTTCGAAAACAATTAGTATTCAGACCATTGGCAGCTTTATTGATCGGTCCAGGAGAAAT